CAAGCCGTTCTTGCCATGACATTACTTGTCCGAAGTAGTAAGGATTAAGCATTATGTTAAGTTCTTTTGTTGACTGCACGTTAAAATAACCGCACAATTCCTTCTCGAAATTTGATACGGTCATTTTGGTTTCGTTGATAAAACAGTCAGTAGTATGCCCTGACATTGTTACTTCGGTCGTTCCTCTAGTCTTTACCCAGTTTTCTTTGTAAGTCTTTTTTAGAGATAATTCTTTTTCGCCATCACTATAGATTAGTTCTATAGATACTTCTTCCGCTGTATTTCTAAGTGGTTTTAAACTTTGAGCATCACTTGCTCCAGAATATAATTTGCCTATCAGCACGAAAGTTATAGCACCCGCTAAGGTTGACTTGCCTCCCTCATTCGGCATAACTATTTCAGTGTTACCATTAAAATTGAAAGTCTTGTTGTCGAAGTTTCTCACGTTGATTAAATTTACTTGTTTTAATTCCATTTGTTTCTTTCTCCTTTTCTAATTTTATTATAAATTTTATGCTGTTTTTTCGCTTTGGCTTTCTATATTAGAAAGTTGATTTGCAAAAAAAATACTTGGTGAAACATTGAACAGTTTTGCTAAAGCTGCGATCTCTGTTGCTGTGAAATCTGTTTTGCCAGATAACTTACTTCTTAATGACACTTCACTTCGATTAATGACCTTAGCAATATCTGTTTGCTTCAGGTTGTGTTCAGCCATCAAGCCTCTTACTTTGTTAGTATTAAAAATCATACTATCACTTCCTCTCTGATTTGGTTTCGTTTGCATAAGCGCTTAAGACTTTGCTGTCTTTTGGATTAAATCCGTTTTGTTCGCACCATTCTAAGAATTTATTCCATTCGTTTGCGATTTTAGTTTCTTTATCCATAAGTTGCCCCCTTTTCTTTCGTTTTATATTGCTAATTTCTCAATTTGTAACCCCATTATAAACCTGACTTTATAATATGTCAACACTTTTCTTTCTTTTTTAGAAAGCTTTTTTATTTATTGATACAAAACTTGAATAAAGTGCTATAATTAAGTCAAGAAGGTGATATTATGTTCCACAACTTAAGAAAAATTCGCCTTGAGAGAAAAATGACATTGAAATATGTTTCTGAAAAGTTAACTATTGCAGAATCAACGTTATCAAAAATAGAGACAGGTCAACAAGGTTTATTGAGCGACATTGCTATTCAGTTAGCAAACCTTTACAAAGTCTCTCTAGATGAATTATTAAACCGAGAGTGGCATAATCCCGAAACAACAATATATAAAACCGTTGACTTTGAAATCAACGACATTTTGCGCAAACTAAGAAGTTATAGCAATAACGAATTGATGAAACTATCCGGTGCGATAGATTTAATCATAGAAGAAAGAACAAGTGTCAAAGATAGGTTAAACAACAACGATGTATTAAAACAAAATAATCAAGATGTATTAAAACGAAATTCTTAACTTTGCACTCCACCTCTAAAATAAATTACTATAAAGGAGTTCTTAATGAGGAGAATTTTACGAATCATCAGTCAGATCAAAACAGAGATCGATATGGTGGAATCATACATACAAGGACAATACGAAGCCGCTATCATTCTAGGTAAAACTGATGAGGCGGCTTTTAATTTTGATATCGATAAAAATTGTTATGTAGTTGATGAATACACTGACCCTGATATGATTATTGATAAAATACTCGAGATGAAAATGGGTGCGCCAAAAATGAGTGTTGAGCGAAAGGAGTGTGAAACCTTGCCCAAACTCAAGGAAGGAAGCATCACAAAAAGAAAAGACGGTCGTTGGATGGGAAGATACTATGACAACGGCGTGCGTAGAAGCGTTTACGCTAGAACGCAGAAAGAAGTAATTAATTTGCTTAATAGAGCGATATACGACAGAAATCGCAGAGATAATGATTTAGTCATTTCAAAAGCCATAACGCTTAACAAATGGATACAAGAGTTTATAGCGCTTTACAAAAGCGAGATTTCGGAAGCTTCTAAAAAAGACTATGAATCGCATTTAGTTCGGAGAGTTAAAAAACACCCAATAGGAACTAAAAAAGTCGCCACAATTACGCCAATGGACTTAGACCGCTTCTTCCTATCGATTGAAGCGCCAACCGCAAGGCACAGAACATTTATATTGTTGCGTGGTTGTATCACAAAACTCTATCAAACAAAAATCATCAAAGAAAACCCGTTTGACTTTATTAATTCGATAAAAAAACCACGAGTAGATGAAAAAGACATACCAACATCTATTGAGTTAGATAAGTTCTTTAATTGGCTTAAAGAGAAAGACTACGGAGTATATCTGTTTGCAAAGTTTATCTCATTAACCGGAGTAAGAGGTGGCGAAGCGTTAGCTTTAGAGTGGAGTGATATAACTGATAAGATATCAATTACAAAGTCCTTTAATACTTCTACTGGTGTAATATCCAAACCAAAGTCTTATGCATCTATACGGTCAATACCGCTCTTTGATGGAGTTGAAGAAGTGCTACAAGAGATAGAAAGAGTAGACAAGAGAATATTTGGAGCGATTTCAAGATGGCAAAGCGCCAGGAAGTTTTCGGAATTAGCAACCGAGTATGGGTTGAAAAAGTTATCTATTCATGGGCTAAGACACTATTTTGCAACTCAGTGTTTAAATGCTGGAATAGCCGAAAAAGTAACAACAGCGTGGCTCGGGCATCATGATTCTAAAGTTTCAAAAGATGTATATCAACACATTAAATCCGATTTTGAAGCAGAACAAGTAAAGAAATTGGCTAAATATAGGCAACACAGAGAATAATTTTGACACCTATCTTGACACCTATTCATTCGGTATAAACAAAAAAAAGAGAAGTAGTTATAAAACTACTTCCCTAAAACTAGCAATTCTGGTGCGCCATCACGGACTCGAACCGGGGACCCAATGATTAAGAGTCATTTGCTAGTGTGTTAAGACAACGCCTAAATATAGCAATTTAGCCATAAAATTATCATCAATTGACACCCATTTTGACACCTATTTTTAATCTCAAATAAAAAAAGGCACTCTTTTTACGGAGTGCCTAATATCTTATTTTTAAATTTTGGTAATATATTATTCGGAATAATGTCTGTAGTGTATGTATCATTAACCCCAACATCTTTTGTTGTAAGTAATTTTACTTGTTCTTTAGCGAGTTCTTTTCGAAAAGCCTCTAGCTTTTCTTTTTCTTCTCGTAGTTTTTTAACTTCTTTTTCTTTAAGTTCTGGAATCATTGAATAGATCTTCTGCAAGGCTTTAGTTCTTCTTTGCGCGTTAACTAATATATAATGCTTAACGTGTTTAAAAGCTTCTCTAAACCCAGCATATAACTGAATTATAATTAATATAAAGATTGTAATCACAGTTTTAGAATCAACATCTTCAAGTGCGCCAAACAATAAGCCTAATCCCAACAGAGAAGCAGCCACTTTCCATATAGCTTTACCGAGAACTGATTTTGTTCTAGCTTTTTTTCTGTTTCGCATAAAAAACTGAGATTCATCTGGGTTAAATTTATCTTCTTGTTCAGTTATTAAATCGTTAATATCTAACTTTCGATAACCCTTAATTTGCTTATCTGGGATTGCTAAAATTCGTTCGTGATCTTTTAACAGCAATTGACCTTCAAGTATCTTTTGCTCGCAGAATTGAATTGCAGATTTTTTGCGCCAAAAAGGTTTACCGATAAACCTTTTAACTTTTATCACTCGAGGAAATATAAATCTAGTCTTTTTTAACAACTTAAAATACTCAAGTTTGTTTTTAAAGAACCCAATTAAGCTGTTTATTTGTTTTGATACGTGATCGATTTTGTCTTCCTTGTTAATGATGTCGACTGATAAGTCCGCAAACTTAACTTCCGAAGTTTTTGTAATTGGAATTATTAAGGGCTCGCCCTTTTCGTTTTTAAGTTCTTTGCCTTCTTCATCGTAAGCGCCATAGATTATCATTGATGCTTTTTCGTTTGACACCTTAATGTCATTATTAGCTTCACTTAAAAAATACAACCCAAATTGATATGATGCATCGTTAGCCCATAATTGCTCTAAAAGCGTAACTCCAACAGTTAACCAATACGCTACTGATAGTATATCCTGGAAAGTGTTATATTGGAAGCCGTTGATTGTAACCCCGACCAAAGCGAGGACTATCATTATAACTATTTTAACAAAATAAGAAGTTATATTAAACGCTTTAGACTCGACAATATATTTAGGATTATTTACATAGTCCATGAAAGTTTTAGCTGCCATAGATTATAATCCTTTCCACGCTTTATAGTAATGCTTCTCGATATATTCGGCCAGATAAGCTAACAGATTAGATGCTGCACCAACAAAAAAGAAGATCATTGCATCATAAGCGACAAAATAAGCCGCTAGCATCAACAGGCCCAACATCGTGTATTGGAATGTATGGTTGCGCATAAAAGAAATTCTATTCGTTAATTTGTATTGTTCAACCCAATGTTTTATTAAATCACTTAAGAATTGAATTGATAAAACCCCGGCCACAATGCCACCTAAAGCAATTCTACCAATTACGGTATTATTTTCAGGAGTACTCACAAAACCCCATTTTATAATTGCGTACCCAGCCGGCACGCCAAGCATCAATATGTACTTAATAATTCGCCAAAATTGATACCATTGTTTATCAGTCATAAGGATCACTCCTTAGATGAATTATTAATTTGATCAATTAAAGCTTGTTTTTTTAATTCTGTTTGTTTAATAGTTTCGCCAATTATAGTTTTAGCAATTGTATTGCTAGTTTGTTTAACTATTTGCAAAGCATCGGGTATATTATCTTCAATTGCTAATATCTTTTGTGTTTCCTCTTTGTATTTAGGAGCAAGTGCTACTAATTGAGGGTTGGAGCTATTCGCGAATAATTGATATGTCATTTCAAGTAAAACTGAATTGATAGCTTCTGATTTAGCCGCCCTAGCTTCCGCTTGTTTAATCGCGGCTGTGTTTTCATCGACATTAGATTTCACAGTTACAGCTTGGGTATTTGTTACATTAAGTTCTCGATAAGTCTTAATTAAAGTTCCTAATCGTTTAAATAATAATAAAGCACCACTTACAATCATTGTGGCAATTATTCCTAAAATCCACGCTAGAGACCCTAAATATTCGCCGAATTGTTCATTTAAGTAAAGAGTAACTAATTCTATAAGTTTTGCTTTAGAAACTTCTTCACCATTAATATAAACCGTTCCGTCATCATCGATATCAAACTCAAACGGCGTTTCAGTAACAGCTTCGGTTGTTACTTCTTCTTGAGTGGTGATTGTTTCGGTTGTTGTTAAATCTGAAGCGCTGACTTTAGCAAAACCAAAACTAAAAAATAACGCAAACATTGCTATAAAAATAACTAATTTCTTTTTCATTAAAAATCATCCCCGCTTTCTTGGCTAAAATTGATATAATTTTTTATTGCTCGAGTTGAGGCTTCTAGACTTTTGACCCGGTCTTGAAGTTTTAATATTTCAATATCTTTTTCTTTTAAAACATCTTTAAGTTTTTTATTTTTGAATAGTACATCTTCGAGAGCTACATATTTATATAGTTCTTTTTCTTTGTTGACGCAAACCAAAACCCCGTTTTCAATAGGGTTTAGTTTAGAGTATGTTTGAGCAGGCATTTTATACCACCCTCTTTCTTTAAAAATAACTTTTTAATTTTTATAACAAACGTTGTAATCAATAATAAAATCGTTCCATAAACAGCAAGAGCAGGAGTTCCCATTGGCAAGAACCACGCTATCACATAACCGCTTGCACTTTGCCAATAAATATCCTTACCAGTAAGAAAATATAAGATTAGCCAATATATAGCAGGAGAGTAGAAAATTGCGCCACTAATTATTACGCATAAACTCCCCCATAATAAACCTAGTGATTTAAGATTTTCTTTAGCTTTTTTTGCTTTGATTATTAACCAGGCCTTAATTCTATTAAGTAGTTTCATCTCAAAAACTAAAATAAACTACGACTTGCTCTTTGCACCAAGTGACATATTCTCGGTAAGTGAGATATTCTGGGTCTTGATTGTTAGCAATACCTTTGTTTGTTAAAGCGAATTCATCATCTTGAGAATATTTTAATCTTACAAAAGCAACAATTGCTTCATCTCTTGAGGTTATTTTTCTTTGCATAATCACTTTATCACACTTATAAAACGTCTCAATCTTGCCCTCAAAATTTCTTTCTTCAATTAATACATTATCGTTCTTTGTAATTTCATAAAGATTTCCGCCAAGATGTTTGACCTCCAAATCGTTCGGAATTATATTGCTTTCGCAATAACTTTTTTCTAATAGCATAATTTCAATGCCTCCTTGTATAATTTCATATATTTTTGATAATACATTTTGTATAGTATATAACTATCTGAGTTAACGACCCAACCGTAGTAACTCATTAAAGCTGCAGCGTTATGCCTGGTGGGTCTTTTTTGAAAAGAATAATACTTATGCCTCATTCTTCTAGTAATGCGTTTTCTAATAAAAGTTTTATCCCGTGTAAAACAAAATCCGCAAAAGTCCAACCGCCTTTTTGATACATTGAATATCTGCCAATTATCCTTGATGGTTAAACTCTCTTTTTCTAAATATGTTCTTAACTTATTCAGTGTCTTTCGCAGTTCTCTTTTGTTAGAACCAAACATTACTAAATCATCCATATAGCGTATGTAGTATTTAATGTTAAGTTCTTCTTTAATAAAATGGTCTGTGTCTTGTAAGTAGAAATTAGCGAACCATTGACTTGTGTAGTTGCCTATCGGCAAACCCTCATGATGCGAATCGATAATTGCATCAATTAACCACAAAGTATCTTCATCCTTGATTAAACGTCTAAATTTTGATTTTAAGCGCTCTTTGTTAATATTAGGGTAATACTTACGGATATCTAATTTTAAACAATAACGAGTGTTCTTGTAATCTGTACGTATCCATTTTTCACAAGCTTTCTTTGCATAATGCGGACCACGTTCAGGAATTGAAGCACAAGACCAGTGATACATACCCCGCATTAACAATGGTTTTATCTTATTGATTAAACACCAATGTATAACTTGGTCTGGAAAGAACTTTGGTTTATAAATCGTTCTTTCTTTTCCGCTAATACCGTCTTTAATTGTCGCTGGATAATATTTGTTAGGGATATATGATTTATTAACTAAAAGTTCTCTTATAAAATTAGCGTTTTCTTCAAAGTTTTTTAAAGCGTTTTGAACTGCAAACTTCTTTGTTTTATTTTTACTAGCGCTAATTAAAGCGCTTCTGACATTCTTAATATCACAAACGTCTTTATAAATATACCCTTGTCTTTTCATTTTTCCTCTTTCTATGACACTAACGACGTTTCGAGATTTAACCTACTAAGCCGTTCCCTTAATTGTCATTTTTGAGCAAGTGCTCAGGAATTGAATTGCTGATAGATATAAAATGATTTATTCATAGAATGCCGCGCGCCATAATTGATGTTCGTGTTACCAAGACTGTTGTTCAGATTCCAATAGAACGGCCCATCATTACTGCCATTATTCCAATTGCCACCAACGAAGGAACGAAACGAACAACAAGGCCCGAAAAACGCAATTTCAACCCCTATTTATATTTAACTTTTAAAAATTAAATAACTTAATTGTATTGGGGGACAAATCCCCCACGCCCCCTTTAAGGGCGATAAGAAAGCCGCGCGCCAAAAATGATGCCCGCGAGACCAAGACTGTAGTACAGATGCCAATAGAACGGCCCACCATAACTGCCAATATTCCAATTGCCACCAACGAAGGCGGTTCTGTCGCCTGTATTTTGGTAGTAATAATCACTATAATAAGTGGTTGAACCAGCGCCTATTGCTGTTGGGAATTTCGCAAAAGGAAATCTTAAATCTAAACCTAACTCTGTTGGGTAACCATTTACGTTGTGATTAACATAAGACAACTTTTGATAAGGATAAGCATAATCGCCGCCGCTTGAAGCTGCATCATCATATTGACTTGGGTCAGTGCATATCCACGCTTGGTTATCAACGATTTTAACGCCATCAATGTTTTTCCAAATGTTAGCATAAGGGTTTTCAATACCACGCCAAATAAATCCGTATTTACCCGAATTATCAGTATCTAAAGCAGAACTTGATAATGCACCGTCTAACCTACCTGATTTCCAACCTAAAGAATAAATATAATGCCCCGTTAATGCTTGGATTGCTGCACCATCAAAGGTTATAGTTGTGCTGCCAGCAGAAGGAGTATCAACATCGATTGCTGTAATAATTCTATCACTAGCAATTTGGTTGCCACCTCTTGATGTACCGATACCTATTGTTTGCCCCACCACAAATGAAGCGCCAGTTGTATTTGCAACAATAGCAGTATTTGCATCTAAACTCGCAACACCATCAGCGGTTGCTACGTGGCTATCAGAATACGCCATACTCGATGCACCAACGAAGACTGACTGCATATTTTTAGTTGCGAATTCAATAAGCATTGGTATTTGGACTAAATCAACATACTCGGCAACATCAGTGATTTGATATTTAGAAGAGCTATCAGCTGTGTCTAACTTTCTAGCTGCGGTTCTAAAGTTTGCTCTCGAATATGATACTTTAGGGAATTGACCGCTAATAGACCTTAATTTGCTATCACCATCTAGATAGGCTTCATAAGCGCCAATGTATGCATAATCTCTTTCTGTTCCATCAGATTTTAAGAACGGCAACGGCAATCTGTAACCATCTAATTTTGAATAGCACATCCACCAATAATGATATTTAGTGCCATCATCGTCTAACCATTCTTCTTTAATATAATATTTTGGAACTTCAACGAAAGTGTTGGCTACTTTACCGCCTACACCATCATCCGCTTCAATGCTAACTCTTTTTCTGTCACCAAAAATATGGATATGGTCAAAACTATTGTAAGCTACGCTGTCATCAGTTCCAACTGCCACAGTAAGCCCTGTATTAGCGCCAATAGTCATTTGCCCATTAACTCTCATAACTCTTTCAAGCGTTGGTGAACTTTGCCCTACTACTTCTCTAACCCCGTATTCTGTTATTTTTTCAATAAAATTAACATCCGAACTTTCATCTACTAACCTAACATTTAAAACGCCGTTAGCGATTTGTGTTATATTAAAACTCATTTTTATACCTCCACTTTATTGGTTGCGGAAATTCTTCCGAACTTATCGTATGTAAATGTTGTTTCGTAAGTTTTGCCATCTAAAGCATACACTTCTGTAATCTTTGTTATATTGCCTTGTGCGTCATATGTCGGCGTTGTCGTTACCGCATCAGCGACTACCTGACTAACCTTGCCATCATCTCTGTATGTGATAGTTTCAGCGCCAACAGACCTCATTTCGTTATGGACTGTGCCGTCCATTTTGATACCCGTTACCATTAAGGCGTAGTTAGCATTTTCGTAGAAAGTTGTTGTTGTAGTGTCAATAAATACATATACATCTACAGAGTTGAAAAAATCTACTCTAGCGCCGTTTATGATGTGTGCTTTTGTCAGAGGTTGGGTAAAGATTTTTCCATTAGTCAAGTCTCTAACTTCAAATATTACCATGTCATAGTTTTGCATTTCGGTTGTTGACAACTGTTGCAAATTAGTTAATGGCGTTTCAGTCAATACTATTGATTCCCAACCATACACCGCTTTTAAAGCATCAAACAACGCATCTATTTCAGGTTTAGTATATCTATTAGTTATAGCGTCATAGATTTGCTGATATGTATATTTATTAGAACTTCCGGCATCTTTTAAATATGTAGCGTTATCTGCTAATAGCACTTGCATTAATCCCGCAACGATACTTACGTACGAATTTCCCTTAACCGCACCATATATATCGTTTGTTGCTTTTGGCGATGATATAGCTCCGTTGTCAGCCCACGCGCCGGCGTCTTGATTGTATTCCCATTCGTGATAGTTTACCCCATCACCGACCCCTGTATCGTATACTAAGTCGCCATTAGTTGGGCTGTATGTTCCGCTAAACCACGCCTGCGCTTCCACAGCCGCAATAATTGCGTTAAGTAAGGTTGTGCTATCCATAGCTTGCAACTCTGCGGTGGTATAAGGTATTTCGCCGTATGACACACCCCTTCCGTCAAGCCTACTAATTTCACGGCCTAACTCTTGAATTAAGAGTCTAATAGGTTCGTGAGATGATTCTGAATCATCATGATTAGTTAGTTCTGAATCAAGAGTGTTTTTATTGACAGCATCACCGCCATCGACAGGATTACCTACAAAATTAATCTTATTACCGTTGGTATTTATAGTATTCGTAATGTTGACCGGCCCTGTTATGTTTTGTTGGCCTGAAAATGTATTGCCACCAGCAAGGTTAGCTTTTGAATTTAACGCTGCTTGTTGCGCTGATGATACTGGTTTGTCGGTGTCAGATGTATTATCAACATTGCCTAAACCTACTTGCGCTTTTGTTACTGAGTGAGGATTATCAACTCTATTTTTATGAGCATCAGCATCGGCGATTGTTTCAAAAGTTTCATTGGATTTTAATTTAGAATATACATCAGTGTCTTTATCAACTGTTTCGCCAGTTGCACCAACAATAGCGCTACGCTCGTGTTTATTGACTCCAAGATTTGCTATTGCATCAGCTAGAACGTTATATTGCACAGTTTTCAGATCATCCGGAACCACAACCCCATCATTTGGATATATGAACCCTGCGGTTTCGATTGTCGAATGTCTTATGTATTCAGAGCCACTAGGTTCATATAACAATATTGATATGCCAACTTGTTTGTCAAGTTCAACAGCTTGGCTTGGAACCGGTATGACGTAGCAATAAACACTATCTGGATCAACATCATAAACCCCACCAATGTTTGCTATTTTAAATCCATCTCTTCTTGTGAATGTTGCTTTTATTTGCCACCCGCTCTCAACGCCATACAAGTAGACATAATTATTACTCGCTTTTTGAATAAACCTATCTTGTTTGTCGGCGCTTTGAGTTTTTGTGGTCGGATTAAATGTTATTTTCATAATTTACCCCCTTAATTTAGGTATAAAAAAAAGAAGCTCGTAAGCTTCTTTAAAATCTTATTGTTTCTCATCAATGCTTTTGAACGCAATGTGAATCGCGTCAGTTAATAAATATATCACCAGAGGCAAGAAAACGGCCCCTAACGATATTAAGAAAGCCAATAACACATTACCATTCTTTAATAAATCTACCATTAAATAAATTAAACTTCCAATAATGTCAAACCATAACCATATGCCAATAACAATTTTAACCTTTTCTAACTTTTTTAAATCCATTATCATATCACCCCTTTGAATTCATTTTATAGCATTTATCGAGTAAATGCAACATAGTAAGTAATATAATAAGTTCCTGATCCGGTTACTTCGCATTTTGTTTTTAACAAATCTTCATATTCGAAAGTTGTAATATTCCTGCGTTTAACAACTACATAAGAGTTATTTTGCTCTGCTGGTATGCCAAAACCACTCGGTATACTACCTGCCGGTATTTCAATGTCGACCTTGCCAACACCATTGCCAAGATATGTAATCGCGACATTATTTATCGCGACATTCTCACCAAATATAGCGATAGAGGAACCGGTCGATTCACTATACATCGTAAAGACTCTTGTATATCGGTCTTCGTTAGAATAAAAATCCGCTAACAAATCTGATTCATCCCAATATGCTTTTTTAACAAAACCTGATTTTAGAGTGGCTTTCGCTTCTAATTGATAAATAATGTTGATGACTTCGTTTGGATCATGATAATATAACGAATCATATATATCTGCTATCAATCCTGATGAACTGTAAAATTGAGTCGAGGTGATAGCTGGGTAGTTGTTGGAATCGGTTGAGAATGTTTTAAATCTTATCCTAAGATATTGTTCTTTTGAACCATCAAAAAACGAAACCGGGTAGTATCTAATATCCGCATAATCAGTCCCTAGAGTTTCATCTTTAGCATAACCAATAATAATATTATTGATCGTTTTAAAAATAACTAATAAAGAATTACCCGCAGAAATCAATGCAGGTGTTATGCTTGTATAAACGTCACCTAGTTTAAGTTCTGCATATGCAAAACTTACCGGCGGATTCGTTCTACCGTTTTTAATTGAATTAAGAACCCTTTCAATATATGTAGCTGATTTATATATGCTATCTTCACCGTATAGAGAAACCATCGCAGTTGCTTCTGCGTTATTTTGGCAAAACCATATTTTAGTTTTATAATTTTTAAAACGATCAAAAGCTTTGTCGATGTCAATTTTTGGAAGATTTAATCCTGAGTCAGCTGACAAATACTCGCTCTTTTTTACCAGATCATCTGATAAAGAGAATGTAGCATCAATTTTATCATAATATGCATTAGCCATTATTTGTGAAATAACTTTGCCGTTTAATTTGTTGCCAATACTTGGCAAGTCATCAATACTGTTAAATCTATAAGAAGGCGATTCTTCTTCATTCTTCATAGATTCAATATACGTGTTTAAATTCTTAACTAATGAATTAGCGTTAACAATATTATCTTCTTGATTATAAATGGCCGTTCTTTTGCTATTAATACCATTTTCAGCACTGACCAATGCATCGACGTAAAACGAGGCATTAACTATATATTTATTTCTGTGCCATTTTAAAAGTGGATATATGTAGTCAGTACTGATTAAAGCTCCGCCATACCACACTTCCACATATGCGTAATAATCCGCCCCGTAATCTGCCGAATCACCATCGCACACTTTTATGTTATAAATCTTATTTTCCTCTTGCTTGAAGTATAAAGTGTTTTCTTGATGTTGTGGCTGGCCGCCAGTAGCATCTGGATCTAATTGTTTCCAGTTATCATAAGGCAATATATCTACTTCGGGATAAGATAATACATTACTAGCATTTTCATCAATCGATACGTATAAACCGCTATCAGGATATATGCGATTGCCGTCAGAATCAAACACTCGATAATCTGAACCGACATATCCTGGCCACTGAGTTTCGCTATTTGTAATAATAGCTCCAAAGCCTCTAATTTTGACTTTGTTAGCGTTTTTAATCTTATGATTTAATTTCACTACAGCAGAGCCTGGTTCAATTGTAAGGGTGTCATTCTCGGGGGTCGCTCTTAAACCTTTAGAGGCATCTTGATGAGGAAACCATGACATATCACCGTTAGTTAGATTGTTGACTAATGAGTGGGCTCTAGATGCATAATTAGCACCTTGATACTGGTTATCTTTGCTTAAGTATAATCCATTAATACTTGTTAGCTCTATATTGCCTTCCAATGAAATAAAATACAATTCTAAATTGAATGAAGCATTTATTCTAGCTTTGATTCTAACTCTATATCTTTGACCGATTTTGATTAAATTGTCGAGCAATGAATTACTAGCAACTTGATATTCTGCCCCATCCCAATTATTAGAGAGAACAGAGTAGTCTCCACTAGTATCCAATACAATAGTTTTATCTTTATCGCACAAAGCTAATAACCTTGTAAAGAACTCTGATAACGTGTATTCATTTTGCGTAAAATAAGCATTTTGAATAAATATTTCTCGAGTATAAGCTAGTAATTCTTGAATTGAATACGAATGGTAACAATAGTCAACTCCGCTTTTGTTATCTATTTTACCCCCATCCACAATTACATAATCGTATTGTTTAGTGCCAAAATCAATTCGACATATAGTTCCCGGAACTAGTTCGGGTTTTGCAATTTCAATAGAACCTTTAAAATATAATCTAATTGCAAAAGCAGACATTGTTTCATTTTTTAAAGTGTCACCAAAAGATAATGGTGTTACTATTCTTCCGTAAGTAACCCATGCACTAGATTCTAGATATTTGAATGTTACATCCATACAATCACTTCCTATCTTTAAAGGTTACTTTGTTATACTTATCATAACTGATTATAGTATTGGCGTTAATCGATATCTGCCCAGTTTGTAATTTTAGCATTAAAACATCGTTATATTTATTTGCTAATTCTTCCATCTCTTGTTTGTGCTTAACTAATTCTTGAGATAGCATAGCTAACCCTTTGGTTAACAAACTAAACATTGCTGGCACATTGCCGGTTAAAGCAGAGGCAGCTGTAAAACCAATTTCTGCGCCTTGTGAAATAAAACTGCCTAAAGCTTGATTTCCGGTCGCACCTACTATCTGCCCTAAACTCGAAAGAAACATTTGAGCGGATATCGCGCCAGTGAACATAGCTGCATTTTGTTTTTGACTAGTTTTTTGAGATGGCAACATACCCATTTGTTCATCAAACACTTCATCATTTACACCTTGATAAGCCCCGGCTATTACGTTTTCAACCCTGACTTTGATTACATCTTGATTAGCATCAGCCATATAATCACTTCCTATTCAGAGTCAAAGTTAGATATTCGAATCCGTTTTGTTTGTAACGATTTAAAGTCATAGTCATTTCAATACCAGATTGAACAATTGAGAGAGACTTTCTAACTCTCTTTACTAATACATCAAAACTGGTGCTGGTTCTACTTTCATAATAAAGTCTTAATAAGCGCTCGTGCAATATATTAGATGTTTGAATTGCTAAAGTTAAGTTAAGAGTTTGATTATCGCCAGCAACGTCTTTTTGCGTGTTATATTGATCGATTAGATTTGTTTGGTTAATAACCGGACCAAGCGGTTCTGATTCGGAAGTGATTCCCTCTATTTTTACGTAAGTGTCTTGAATTACAGTTTCTAATTCGATTATATAGTATACAACAGATTCAGGCAATGACCCATCACTAACTTTCAACATATATCCTACAGGGTAATTAGCCGCTGGATAACCAGAGGGAACGCTTGGAAATGATTCTGTGTTAATGATGGATTCTTTCATATCTTCAGATGTTGAGTTGTACGTCGTTTCATCAGACGAATTCCAATCGTTTACTTCCAACTCTACATCTTCGAGAAATATATAGAAATCTTCGTCATCCATCGCAAAACTAGATGTGTGGATAACCTCGCCCGTCAATATCAATTGAACAACGCTTAATGATTCACTATCAAATTCATCAGATTTAACTTGTATATTATATGGTGAGCCATTAATAATAGGAGCGCGCCATACTAATCTATATTGGTACACTTCTTCTGTCGCTACGTCGTTGTCTTCTAAATCATCAGTCACACTGGACCACACAGCATTAGTTGCTAAAATGTACGTATTAATAATTTTAATGAAATCTTTTTGATAATATGCCGGTATCTGAAATATCAATTGCAAAGGCGTTTGGACGGCTTTAGTGCCTGGTATTTGCGTAAGAGAGCCCTGTCCACTTTGGGTAACTGCTTGGATATCATATTTATCATTATTCTTGCTTTGAGAATTCAAGTTATCCGTTAACAACAATGTGTATTTAGTCTCTCTATTTTCTAAATTAAGGAGATACTGGATATCTTCCTTAATTAGCGGAGTAAGTAATTGTTCAATCGTTTTCATTCACTAACACCTCACAGTATATTTGCTAAGGCGTCAAATTGGCCTTGCAATTGCATATTATTTTTCATTTGCATTTTTTTATAATCTTGTTCCGTTATTTCACCTGAAAGAATTGCGATTAAAACAGGAGTTGCTTCAACACAAGCTTCTTGTATCCACCCTTCGTTAGGATTAACGCCAGGCCGATTGATCCATATACCATTGGTATAAACAGCATAAGGAGCAAGTTCGCCGCCGATGACAATATCCCATGTACCAACTTTTGGGTTCCAAACTTTCTTTATGGCGTTTATTGCTAAATTGCCGCTTTCTTTTGGAGCTTTTATTTTTAGCCAAAGAACTAAATAATCAACAGCTTGTTCAAATCTAGCCTCATAACTAATCACGTTAAAGCCACCATATATATATCTTTTAAATCATCATACTCAACGTATGATACTTGATATTTCTTGTTTTGAAATAAAACCTTTGCGCCTTCTTCTATGCCTATAAGTTTTGACACATTTGTGCTGCCTAATATCATATTGACTGTTTTACCTTCAATTCCTGATCTAAACTGTTTAGAAGTTCTACTGGCTGATGTTTTAGTGCACCAAAACTCCGTGCCTTGTAAATCATATCCTACAATTTGCCCGTCATCAGATATAATCTGTTCATACCATTTAGCGTTAAACGGTTGACCAGCTCTATTTTCCATTAGTGCCACCCGTTAGTGATAATATGATTCGCTAAGATATTCTTTGCGCTTCTACATATCACTATCTTATCTATATCTTGAACCGGTATCATGCTACCAGTGAAAGCGTTAAAACCAGACATATGGGTATAATCAGTTTCGTTTAATTCATACTTTAATTGTTCCATAGCGGCTTTGTTGACATAAGCTTCTTGAGGAGACGTAAGATTATCAATATCAAAGTTAGGCATTCTAGAATATATGTACTCTTCTATTTTTTCGACAGTCAATAATATTTTTCTATCAACTTTAGTGCCTGGTTCTTCATCGTCAGGAATGGCATCTCTTAAACTAATGCCATAACGTAATCTGAACTCTTCTTCTGTAAATTTTGTGAAAGCCATATTAGTGCCCCCTTATGAAAAAAGAGGGTGGCAGTATAAACCACCACCCGGATTTTTTATTCTTTTGAAGTAGTTGTACTCTTAACTGTAGCTTTTGCTACACTCTTTTTCCAACCGTCATTTTCCATTTTCGTAACTACAGCTTCATCAACGAGGATAAAGATAGCTCCGTCTTTTGTCAATTCTACTTGTTTACCCATTAAGCATCACCTTAGTATTAGGCTGCTGTATGAGCATAGATGCCTTTTGTCTTGTTAGACTTAACAGCACAATAACCGTATTTATGGTTACCGACTCTGTAAGCGTCATAATCAGCATTAGGAGCATCGATTGAGGAAACGACTCTCTTCATAGCTTGAACTACCGCTGTCGGATGAACGATTAAGAAGTTAAGATTTTTGCCAGTCGTAGCATTCTTAATGTAACCACCAGCTTCTTGCCCTGAAGTAGTTCCATCATACATCGTGATTGCTGAATAGAATCTTCCTTGTGGAACCGGAATGATTTGAGCAAACTCTTTTAAGGTTTCTCTTGATTTTGTAGTATCCAATGCTTGGATAGCTCTGTATTTTGAAGCTTCTACATAAAGGATTCTTCCTTCTGTTGGAACTTCGTTTGTGTCTTGCACGCCTTGAGCTGTATTAATCGCTGTTAAAAGAGCAGATGCATCTGCTAAATCAGCCGCTACAGTAGTTCCTGCGCCCGCTACATATTTTGCAAAGCGATATGCATCAACTTCTGGAATTGAAGCTGTTCTTTCATACTCAGCCGCTACGTCCATGTAGAGACCGCCTAATTCTAATTCATCAGTTGCTTTGATAAAGAATTTACGCCCTCTATCATAGTCAGGTGTAACACTTTGCCATGCGACTGTTACATCACCGGAAGCGTATGCTGCATTAGTGCCCATCGCACCAGGACCTTGAACTGATACTTTTTTGATTTTAAACTCATTACCGACCATAGTCGCTTCTGCGTTATCTAGAGCAGCTGTTAAAGCTCCTCTTTTGTACATTAAATCTAAAGCCTGTAAATAACTTACAGGTAATGTGATTGAATTTGCCATTTGTTAATTACCTCTTTCTTTTTAGTTTTTAGTTTCTGGATTACCAAAGCCATATTTGGCTGCTAAAGCTTCGGCTTCTTCTGCGGTTGTGCCGCCATTTGATTCTTGAATTGGATTGCCAAACTTATCTTTCTTTGTTTGGTCATCTTTTTGCTGATTGTTAATTTCAAACAAGTAAGCATCAGAGGTTTTCAGAGCCTCAAGTTGCTTTTCTAAACCGTCAAGTTTTCCATCGATCACTTTAACATCATCGATATTTAATAACGCTCTTGCTGCTTTAGGGTTACGAGCCCCAGCGCCTCTTAAAGCATCGCTTATTAGATAATCTCTTTCGCGAGTTAAAAGATCGTTTTCGTATTTTTCTTGAGCAAGTTTGTTATCTTCTTGAAGTTTGTTGATTGTCGCTTGCAACTCTTCGCTGTTCTTTGAATTTTTAACAGCGTTTTCTAAATCAGCCGCAAGTTTAGCGTTATTGGCTTTTAATTCTTTTGCTTGATTGCTTACTTCATCAAATCTAAATTTAGGGATAAAGTTTTCCTTAACCTCAAGCACCGCGTTTGTATCTTTTAACGCTTCTTCTAGTGCCTTTGCTACTTCTTCGCCTAATAGTTTTTTTAATTCTTCATTAACAGTTAACATAATAATTCTCCTTCTCATTTTTTATCGAGGTTCAGTCCCCGGTCTGAATCGGTAATTTGCGCATTACTGCGAATTATAAAAAGGCCACAAAAGCCTAATTAATAATATTCTTCTTCGTCGCTTAAAATTTTTGTTCGCCACTCATAAAAGGCTCTACCATTACTAAGCGAAAATTTCTTATAATTAGTGTCTAACCTTTGCCAACGCTTTCTTAACCTTGAAGCCTCTGCGTTATCACCGTTAATTCTTAACGCTCGTTCTTCGAGTTTTAAATTGCGAATGCTTCTCTCGTAAAGCCTTTGACGATTATTGAGTTCATTCTCTTTTTTAACGGTTGCTTCGTCATAATCTTGAGGCGGCCTTGAATTTGGCGCATAAGGTATTAATCTATGTCTGCAGTTATAACCGTTTATAATACCGTTACCATCACCTTTAGGGCCCTCTAGTGCTTCTGATAAAGGAGTAAACGGAATTCCATCTATAGTTCCTTTACGGCCTTTAATAGAATAAAGCTTGCCTTGATAAGGAGCGCATCTCATTGATGAATCAGGGTGGCTTGAAGTCCAAACCAAATCTTTGTCATCCTCAGCGTACTTTGCTAAATCTCTTTGATTAGCCTCATATCGAGTTCTCATTTCCGCATAGTTTCTAAGATTCATTTTATAGGCATTGCCGTTTCTATCTGTTCGATAAACATTGGCTGGGTCAGTTGCGAGTTTCTTTACTTCACTCTTGACGATGCTTTCGTAACTTTCAATAACAGGAAGCCCTCTAGCGTCTTGTGTTAACACATTTCTAAAATTGCCTATGATTTGATTTTGTTGTTTTGGGTCTAATCCCAAGTAATCGGAAAGACTTACATTATAAGACTTAGCGATATTGCTAATTTTTGGATTGACTTTTGAAAGCCGTTCAATTGTCTTTAAAGCAGTAGCATTAATAACTTTCAAAGATTGCCTATAAGTGTATTCCCAGCGTTGAGCGTTCTGTGCTAAAGCGTATTGAACTTGCCTTACATCTTCTCTAGAGATGCTTGCTGTTGCTTTTTTGATGATTTCTTTAATTTCAAGCGACAATTGTTCTTTTGGAACATTCAACTTATAAGAGCGTATTATAGCCTCTTTGATAAGGGTCTGAGCTTCTTGTACCGCTATGACTTGGTTTTCTGCGATATTCTCTTTTGGACTTTTGAAGTCTTCCATGAGTTAGTCCTCAAATATCAATTTAAGTTGTTCTTTGCTCGCCTCTTCATAGTTAGTCAAAAGACTAGGGTCCATTTGAACTATAAAAAACATCTCTTTATCATTGAGGTATATCATACCATCAACGGTTACTTTTTCTGGAGCATAATATAATGTCTCATTCTCGTTTAACAATTTCATATGCGTAACCCAAATAGTTTCTTCAATAACCAATGTTCTAGCTTGAAACGCAGTTGGTTCTTCTAACTTATCCATCTGTGCTAAATAACTTTCTGTTGGCGGCGAGCAACTAACCAAGAATACTATTAGAGCAATTACAACGATTAACATTATCTTTTTCATTCTTCCTCGCCCCCATCATTGTTGATATTTTGATCTATTAAATCTTCCATTCTCAAAGACTCTGGGTTATCTAACGTAAGACCGTTCTCAAGTTTTATTCTATCTACGATTTCTTGTTGTTGATCGCTTGATAAAGTTCTGTAAATTCTTTCAACCGCCGTTTTTATATCAGCGACACCCATGTTCTTAGCTTGGCCCCAAGTAGTAATAAGTTCCATGTCGCTCGCTTTAGCATAGTCAGGAAATTGTACTCTTACATTGCAATTATCAAAATCGACATCGGCCATAGTCTCAATACCAGGTTGTTCATCGATATAACCATTGTTCAACAAAAAACTATTTAGTTCTAGAAGCTTCAATAAGATGCTTTCTAAATAAGGGCCCCAACGCCCTATCATTTCGTTTCTAGTATCTATTGTGTCTTTTTCTCGCTCTTGCTGTGACTCTGGTCCGGCAACTATCGATTCAAACCCAGCCGCTAAACCGCCTAAGCTCGTCGGTGATATATGAGCATTTGCACATATCATTCCAACTTCCATTCGCCATTTCTTAACAAATGAGTCTGTTCTGTCGGTTCCCGAAAGGACTGTTGCCGCCGGTTCTTTGCCTTGCGCTTGATCCATATCAACTTTAGGGCTAACATAATTAGTTTTAAATTTGTCTTTACCGGTTGCTTTGCCTTGATCGTCTTTATCCATCCATTCAATTGGATATACATAAATCGATTTGTTTTCTCTAACTTCACTGGTGTTTTCTGAATAGAGTTCATCTAGTTTGTCAAAAGAAGATAGAACTCCTGAGTAATCTGATTCACCGTACCATGAACCCGGGAAGTCTTTGTTAGGTAAACGGTTTGGTTTTTCAAAAGCCAACATTCCTTTAAGGCCAGGAAAGACATAAGTTTCTTGCGCAATGCCCCCCATAAGTTCAGGGCAGTGGTTATTCCAATCATTAAACTTGATTGGTATTTCTTTGCTGTCTTTTAATTCGTACAAGTCGTATGTAATTATTGCATCGCCCAACTCAACGGCGTTTCTTTGTTCTTTGTAAACCCATTGTCTTGCGTACGCTAATATATCCTCATCGCTTGGGAACACAGATGTTGGTCTAACTGTAGTGTATATTTCGTCTCTACGATACTTTTTATTTTTCTTGGCGTTGCTATACCATTCATGGAATGTAATGGCGGTGGTATGCCCTCTTTCTTTTGTTACACTGAATAATCTAGCGTCTGCCGTTTCAACAATCGGGAAAGGCGATATCTGTCTATCAAAAGATAGTTTAATCGCATGATGCCCTGAATAGCTTTCTTCAACAGTCGCTTTCTTAACATTGTCTATCAAATTGACTTTAGGTATGATCACATCAACAAGGATACTTCTTAATTTCTTTGAAGCTTCTTCATCAACATCTTCTGTCACATTACCGTTTTCATCAACCTTAAACACTTCAACATCAATAGTTACTGGTTGGCCCCATAAGAGCCTAGACTTCTTGTTAGATATCAAGGATGGCATTCCTGTATGTACTTTGATAATGTCATCAGGTGCTACTCGCCAAAACATTCTAGTATCAACAACTGACTCTTGCCCTAATACTATTTTTTGATTTTTGTAATAGTTTGAGAGGATGTATTCATCACCCATAAACCACACTAGGTATTGCGTTAAAAGTCTTGACCTACGTTCTGAGGTCATGTATTCAGCTCCTAACCTGGAAAAGTCAGGGTTATATTTTATCTTGTCGTTCAATCTTAAAAGCCCCCTCTCAAGCTTAGCGTCATAGCGCGCATTGAAGTAATCTGAAATTTTAGTTAATATTCCCATACCATCAACTCACTCTCTTAGCCGCTAATAATAGTTTGTTCATATGTCTTGTTTCTCCGTACTCGACCGCATCCATGATATCGTTCATTGGAAGGTTGTTATCTTCTCTTTCCTTACCCTCTTTACCTTTAACCCACACGGCCGCCATATATGCATTGTAAGCAGCTATCGCTTGGTTGTGTATGTATAGCCTCTTTAGTGTAAACAAGATGATGTTAAGGTCTACACGCTCTTTAATCGTCGCTTTGTAACTAGGGGCTATCGCTATAGGTAAACCCGCAGTTTGTAAGTCTTTAATATAGTTGCCCTCTGCAGAATCTACAAAAGCTCCATCGATAAGATTTAAGATATTGCTATGTCTTGTTAAAAAAGCTCTTAACCTATCAGTTTTATAACCGTATCCAACTGATCGACCGTTTTGTTCTGATTTGAAAACTTCAATATCTACAATAGCAGCGTATTCAAAATTCTTTGAAAAACCTAATAACGCGAATACGTTGGTTGCTCGATTCTCTGCGATGTCGACACCGATTGTAAATCTAGATAGCGGATGCTTAAGTTTTCCATTTGCGTCTTCCGCATAGATATCAACGATGCAATCAGGGTTCATGTAGTCAGCAAATATCATTTTACCCCATTTGCCGCGTTCACCCAAAGTTCTGGTTTTATGATAAAAAGAACCCACTGGATAAAGCGTCCTTAGGTTCCGTTTTTGTTTTTGATTCAAAGCTGGGTTGTCCTCAAAATCCCAATGCATGTAATAATATCCGCGCTTTTTTGTTTTAACCGAATTCATGTCGCTTATGATAGAAGCCGGTGCATTACCAATTATTAAGCATTTGTTGATGCGGTTCTGATATATTGGATGATTTGGATCATCGCCGTTAAGAGTGCATATTGTTATCGGATGTTCTGTTGCCCCTTGCCGCGCAAAGGTTTCATTTACAAATAATTCATCCGCTATGTTAATCTCATCGATAAGTATCGTCTCAATATCCTTACCAAGTATTTTCTTCCATTTTGATGTATCAGCGTAACCAGCTAACAATATTTTCTTATCAGTTCCAAGTACAGCTACATAATAACCACCAATCTCATCTTTCTTAATTCTGTAATAATCAGGAAACATTGTTAACAACCCTAACTTAGCGTTAAGAATATTATCGTTGATTGAGTCTGTATCTTTTGCAGCTATCAATGCGAACTTAGCTTTTTGAGATTGAACTCTATGATGAAATCCAACTATTGCTGTTACTGATTTTGCAGAACGTATAGTCCCTTCAAAACAAATAAATCTTGTTTCGTAAATTGTTTGTCCAGTCTCTTGATCATATATATCTTCGCTTAATCCAATCCATGATAATGCATCTAGTATCTTGTTATTAAACTGGATGTCAGGAGCGGCAGTAAGAACGCTGCTAATCATCGCCAGAACCCTCGATTACTTCTTGAGGTTGTTCTTCTTCGTCTTCTTCAAATTGGATTGAATTATCTACTTGTTGCAGTTTACTAGCCGCTGTAACCCTTTCTTTCATCGCTTCTAGTAATTTGTCTTCTGTTGTTTTAGTTCCGCTAGCAACATTATCGTTACTCTTATCCATGATGTTTATAAGAAGTTTTGACGCCTCTATCTGATCTCGCATCGATATTCTTTTATCAATGAGTTTTGGTTCTTCAACTTTTGTAACAATTCTCTTACCGTTGCGATAAGTTACCTTCTCGGTCTTTACCATAACAACAACTTGCTCAGTAAGTTCACCGCGCAGCCCCATTGTCATTCTGCGTTTTGCTTCATCGATGCTAGCCATGATTTCTGTATCTTGTTCGCCAATCAGGAATTGTATGTACGCACGAACCTTGTCATTCCTGTACAGTCGGCTTCCTTGCCAACTCGCAGAGTTGGCACTATAACCTGCCTCGAGTGCCGCTTTTGTTTTAGTACCATATATAACATAATATTCCGCAAACCTTCGTTGCTTAAAATTTAATCCTTGCAATATGCCCGTCTTGTATTGAGCTACATTTGAAGGCTTCGGCTGCATTTTCTTTTTAGGCATGAGTCAAAACCCCTCTTTCAGTCTTAAAACCAATAAATGCTAAATTCTTTTCTTTTAAAATCAAATAAAACAAAAAAAGACTTTTTTAAAAACAAAGTCTTCTCTCTTAATCAGTAGTAATATATATAATTACTCTTTTAAATACTTAATATATAATAACTAGTATATATATGATATAACTAGGAAAAATGCATTCTTCTAGAGAGTCGAAAGGAGTTAAGAGCTCTCTAGAAGTATAGGAGAAAAGTATGGAATGAAAACAAACCAGGAATTAATAAATATAAAAAAGAAGCGTTTTTACACACTTCCTTTACAATATCATTATAACACGTTGTTTTGATATAGCATCTACTTGAAAACTACTTGCTTTTAGCTTCTTAGTTCTATATGCTTATTGAAGATTGTATGTGCATTGTATATTGTTGACGGCGCATAACCCATTTGTTTAATTTCATCAACATTTTTCCCTTCAAATACGCTCATCATAAAGATTTCTAAAACTGAATCAGTTCTATTTTTTTTCTTCAATTGTTGCAACATCTTAGACCCTAAACTTCTTAACTTATTCAAAGTCTTTTCTTTGTCAGCAATAATTATTCTATATCTTTCAATGTAGCTAGTGAGTTCAGCTATTCTAGTTAATATCTGTTCATCTGATTGTCTTGAGCTAGACCCTTGTACTCTCGGTTGATCGTAAGTAATAGCTTTGTAAGCTGGTGGCCCGGATATTTTTATTAAATGTTCTCGCTCTTGTTCGTAGTTTTTAAGGATTTCTTTGTTGCTATTTATTTCAAAACGTACTCTATATACATTACCATAATAATCAAATGCCATTATGCCTTCGCCTCCTCTTCTTTTTCATTTTTAACTTCAAGCTCAAAACGGATCAAAGCAACAATCATTCTGTCAAGTAACGCTTTGGGCTTGCTCTTAAGTTTGGAATAATTTATCTTGAACGTTTGGCAGACATGCTCTTGTGTCTCTTTGATAAGCAATTGGGATTCCTTCGATATGCCTTTTTGAGTTAACCTTTTCACTCAATCACCCCCACAGCCTTTAGGTCTTCAAGCATCTGCTTGGCTTTGGCTTGGGTTGACACATAGACTTGCATATTTTGATGCCAAATATATGTAAACTCAGTAATCCACTTACC